ACCCAGTTGCAAGGCGATTTAAATAATCAGTCATAAAGCCATAGTAGCCTTGTTGTCCAATCTTTTGAAGCTGTGCTTGTTCTCCACCTGAGTACAGTTGTCCAGAAGCAGCAGCAGTTCTTTGAGCTTGTTCCATAGCTGGTTGAACTACACCAGTACTGTACTGTGTATACCCAGGCATAGCTTGAATGTTACTAGGAGCACCAGGTTGTAGAGCAGCAGCATATTGTGCAGCTAATCCAGATCGGTAAGGAGCAAATGGATCAGCAGAATTTTGTGCTGAAGTACCACTACCACTTCCACTAAATGCACCATATAGACCAGAAGCAATGCTTAGATAATCACTTAGATTGTTTCCAGGGCCACCACTGCCAAAGCTAGTAATTCCACCACTTGAATCGCCTGTCATACCTGCTCCTGTTGTTCCTGTAAAGCCACCAAGGGCATTTGATAATCCAGATATTGCACTAAAACCTTTAGCAAGCATACCTACTGGGCCTGGTACAAACCCCAAAGCTTTTGCAATTGCATCCATACTAGATGGGCTTCTAGAAACACTTCCTGTAGAACCCATTGTTCCACCACCCATACCAGTAGAAGCTGCACCTGTACCACTACCAGCTAGTCCACTACCTGTACCAGCAAAGCCCATACCTCCACGAGCTTCTCCACCAGTACCAGAGGGGCCGCTTCCAACTCCACCAGCAGTACCGCCACCGGCTCCTTCACCACCACCACCTGTTCCATCTGGCATAAAATTCTCCTTGTGTTAACGCCTATAGCGTCCACCACCAACACTTTGTTCTTGATCCATCTCGCCTATCCTGTAGTCTATTTCAGCACCATCAAGACGAAGGGGTACGTTACTAGTACAGAGAAACTCCCAAGCTCTACGGCGGTCAGCACCACCTAGATATATCTGTGACCTAGAAGCATTGAGGTCAACAGACCTGTAGTTAGACCAAGAGTTGTAGTCGTTTCCTGTGTGGCGTACTTGCATAGTACCTGCCACCTTATCACCAATAATCTCTAGCCTACCGTAGAATTTACGTTTAGTGACCCCGTTGTCGTAGAGGTCTGTGACTGTCCTACAGTATATAGCTTGTCCATTATCTTGGTAAGTGTTTACATCAAAATAATATATGTTTGCTGTGTCATCGTCTAACACATACGGAACAGTATTTACTTCAGCATAAAAGCTAGGACGAAAATAAGACTCTACATAAGTACCAGGGTTAGGTTGGTCACTAGAAGCTATTGCGTACTGTGTCCAGCGATACCACATTTTTTCGTTTATATCAAACACTAGGGTTTGATTAGTGTTGTGAAGAGTTAGTATGTAAAGAGTATGCCCACCAAACTTATAGCAGTAAGCAGTTACTTTGCTCATGTCATCTGCTTCTAGATGTTTGTCTATGTTGTCTGTAGAAATCTTAACAGCAGCAACACCATCCATAAGGTATACACAACGACCATGAGTCTTACTAGTACCTATCCAAAGGACAGTACCATCAGTAGCTACTATGCTATCTCCATTGGCACAACCTACTTCAGATGTATAGCTTTGAGCTACAGTCAAAGGAGAACCTACAGCAGTACCAGTGTCATAGTAAAGCTGCATACTAGTTTTACCAAAAGCTACTAAGTAGTTAAGGTGTTTAACAATACCTACTAGAGTATCTGTAGTTTGTTCAAAGGTAAGATAATTTAAAGGGTTCCAAGATGTTGGATCACCAACATTAGAGTTGTATATACGATTACTAGTTGTTCCAATAAACACATAGTTGTCTAGAAACACTACTCCAGATACATAAGGCCCAACAGGGAATGCACAAAGAACAGGAGTCAGTACAGCACTAGAACCATTGTCAACAAAAGTAATAGTCCCAGATACAGCAGCAGTGTTTGCAATGCTTAAACTAATAGTAGTTCCATTGATATTAGTAACTGTAGCATTAGGAGCTATACCTGTACCAGAGGCGTACATACCCGTATAAATACCTGTAGCACTTGATACAACAATAGTAAACAAAGCTATAGTACCTGTAGCAGTAGGAGTTACAGTACTGGGTTTATTAACAGTACAAGTAGGTGCAGAAGATAAACCACTACCATTGTTAGTTATGGTTACAGTAGAAATACTTCCGTTAACAACAGTAGCAGTTGCAGTAACACCACCACCAGAAAAACTTAGGGTAATTCCCGAACTGTAATTAAGACCTTCATTGTCAATACTAATGCTTACAACCTTGTCGTTAGTGATAGCACTAAAAGAAGAGTCAGACTTTTTGTACAAGTATCCGTTAACCTTATTGTGCATAAACAAATACGCATCTAAAAAGGTTCTAACAAAATAGCTTTGACTAGTTGAAGCAGACGTTGTACCTACAGTAGTAACTGCATATCCAGTTGGATTAATTTGGTACACCGTGTTATTAATAACAGAAATAATCTTGTTGTTAAAACTAGCTAGTCCTTGACTAGGTGTACTAGCAGGAGGAGTAACAGGTGTTACTTGCTTTACAAAAACAAGTCCAGGTCTTTTAACAAACTCTCTCTTTTGATCCCTAGACTCAAACACACAGTTAGAAGAATAGGAATCCTTATTGAAAGTACCATCTCGACTTTCAATAGGTTGGGTAAGAGGAATGCGTTCTGTAGCCATACTTAACCCCTGTAAGCACTGTTACCAGTAGACCTAAAGTCTGGAGCAAAGAACGTACTAGAGGCTTCTACATCCCAATCAGTTAACAATGTTTTATAAGTACCTGCACGCATACTAATCTCTTGTCTAGAGTTCATAGGAACCCCATACTCAAGAGCTAGTTGATCAGCAAGGTTCCACACCAAACAGTTCATCCATTCATTAGGAAAGTCTGGTATATCTAAAGCACTAGACAAATCATTTAGAGGAAGCTGAGCAACAATATGAAGTTCCATATTGGTACTAGCGTTAACATCAGGTGTTAGGTACACATACAACACACCATTAAGTTTCTTAGTGTCATAGAAGATAGTGTTAGCTGTACCAGTAGAAAACTTAGAACCTAGAACGTTGTACTCTTGTTTAGATACAACCATCACAGGTATATCAATGTAAGGAGTAACAGTAATGTTGCGATAGAACCCTTGGATAACTTTTAGAGGTCTATCAGTAATAGCTACAGTAGGGTTAAGAGAGTCGTACATCAATGCAGATGTAGACCCACCTAAGATGTAGGTAGTCTGGTTAGTAATCAGAGGAATAATAAGCTCTGAGTTCTTCCACAGCTTTAAACCTTCTGTACTTAATTGCTTGATCAAAAGATTTAAAGACATAGCAGCATTGTTGATAGTCTCAGCATCAGGCACATCACCTATCTCAAGCACACCTAACTTACGAAGTGCTAAAGAGATAATCTGATCACGAGAAACAGTGTAAGTAGAACTCATTGTTTTATCCTATTAAAAAACTATTTAAACCAGGAGCTATCTTACCTGCTATAGCACAACCAGCAACAGCTTGAAAAGCTATAGCCTCAGACCCTTCTAAGGTACATACAGGACGATTGCCGTTATCTATGCTTGCTCTAGCACAATCTGCTGTGCCGTAGTCTGCTATACCTTGTGTGGTAATAGGGGTACATACAAAAAGAAAAGTGTCTTCTTGTTCTGCCCTAGTAAAAGGTGGTGCTATCTTATCTGCTACACCATGTACAAAGTCTTGAGGCTGTCTAGGTTCCCAGTCCCCATCACATACCATTAACCCGTCCCAACGTAATCGTAGTTGTTCAGACTTGTATTGTCTACCACAGGCATCACAGATTACAAGCCAAGACCCTGAATCAAACCTTGGTTTATAAGACATAGTAGTTAACCTATAAACTCTACAACAGCAGTAACAGGAACAGCTTCACTAAACGTAACAGACGTAGATGTAGTTTCTGTATAACTAGAGCTTAATATTTGTCGTACACCATTGATATACACATTTAAAGTTTTAGCACCTACAGTGTACGTAAAGGGAACTGTAAATACAGTTTGACCAGATGTTGATACAACTGTTCCACGTTTTCTTGTAGAAACAGCCGTACCATAAACATAATTGTTTACATCATTAAGCCATGTAGCAACTATAGGAGTAGAGTTATCTATAAAGTAAGTAGTAGTCATTGTTTGTTCCTAATAACATATTAAGTAATGTACGTATGCTTACTTGTCTTGTTTGTTATCTAGCTTATCAAATATTTTAGATAACATATCTCTAATGTCCCGGATGTCATCTTTATAATCATCACGAGCTATATAGTTCTTAGGCAAGTCTTCACGCATCCTAGATAAATCAGACTTTAATTCTTTAACTGCTGCCCATAGTTCTCTAGCAAACCAACCTACTACAGACATAGCTACGCCAAGAATGACATCAATTAGTTGCTGTAGTTCCATGACTAAGCTTTTTTAACAACCCAAGGTAAAGCAAGTTCAGTTTTTACTTTATCAAGTTGTCGTTGAATTTGATAATCAATCTGAGTTTCACCTTCATCTTTAAGATGTTTGGTTATGGTAGTTAAATCATCTAGGGTAGTAACTTCTGGAGCAAAACACCAATCTAACACTTGTTGTTCAGTTAATTGGTCATATGCCGTAAAGCTATCACCTAACGTTAGTTGTCGAATACCAGCGCAAGCGGCAGTAAGTTCACCATTAGTTCCAGAACAAAACCAATACACATGGGTTACTACGTTAGTAGTTCCTGTAGTTACTAATTTTTCGATTGTCCATTTGTATGTAATCATTTTTTAACTCTTTAAATTTCTGCTAATTGTGCAATGTAGTTAACCGTCATATCTATAGTAGATGTCCAATTTGCGTTGCTAGTTGATACCAATGAAAGTCTAATACCTTCTTCACGAATTTGGTAAATTGTTGCACCAACATTTTCACCTGCGCTGTTTGAAAATCCAGCAGTAAAACTTCCAACAGATACAACGGCTTGCGGAATGCGGGGGTATACATAACGATAGCTTTGAGTCGCAGAAGTAGTAGTTTTTGTTCCTGATGTTGCAGTCATCAACAAGCTACCAGTTTGGCTCATTAACCTTTGCGGTTTATTTAAATAGTAACTTCCTTGGGGGGTGTGCAAATAAGTACCACTAGGAAAATTGCTTACTTTATCTACAACAATAGCTTGAGAATAAGCAGCGCCGCTGTTAACATTTGTTCTTAAAATGCTGCCCATTAAGTTTACGTTACCAACAAGCCCGTCAATATAGATGTTTACGTATGCCAATGAACCATCGTTAACAACTTTCATAAAATCAGTACTTGCCGATGCAGCGTTAGCAAAGATGTAGTTGTCTTGAACAATCAAACTTACTGTTGCAGTTGTTGACGTAGTAAGAGCACTGCTGTTTCCACCAACATCTACAATGCCGCGAGTAATTGTAGATGGGTCACCACTTG